CCTAGTTCGGTTTCAATACCATGAACTTTGCAGAACATAAGAATATCTTCGCCCTGCTTTTCTGCTTCGTAAACTTCATACTCCCAGAAGTTTTTGACCATAATAGTGGCGACCACTTTTTTATCTTTCTGCCCATCGGTAGAATAAAGTGCGGGAGCTTGTTCGAGCTTTGCTTTCAGGTGAGGGAACTTCATGCCCCTATTGTATCACACTGGCCCTAGAAATCAACGCCTAGTTTGAGAATCTTTTTTCGTGCCAGAGCAAAAGCGTCCTAAGTGGTTGGTATCACTGGGTTTAGGTCGGCGGGGGGCGGGGGCGGCAGCCCTAAGTCGTGTAATACCAGGGACTTAGGACACCTCGAAGGCATCCACGGAATCGTGTTCAATCTCAAACCCTACATCTTTGGCTCTATCATGTGGGAGATTCTGTTCGATATATTCCTGCGCTTCCTTTGTATCCAGATCCTCGAAAGGAATCTCAATCTCGCCAGTGTAATGAGTAATCTCAGACCAGTAGACTTGAACTTTCATAATCAGTGGGAAAGGAACTTGACGGTGATAGAAGATTGCCAACAAGCGCCACAAGTACCACAAGATTCGGTCTTGCCAGTTTGCTCAGGACAAGTGAAAGAAATACCATTGAAAGACTCGTCCGCAGCATAGCGAATATGATCGACGCACGAATCATTGTTGCGACTCCAACGAATAACACAACGCTCAGGATAGGACTTATTGAGTTTCACAATGCGAGCGTCAATATCACAACCAGAGCGTGCAGTATAACCCCAGATGAGGAGGCCATCGTGTTTACACAGCATCTCATCCCAGAAGGTAACATAGTCCACAGAAAAGAAGTCTCCGAGGACATGGAGACGAATAGCAATCTTGCCGTGTTTAGCAATCAGCGTGTCGATCTCATGCTCCAATCGAGAAATAAATGCGCTGTAGTCAGCGACAGAATAGCGAGCAGCGAAAGGCATATTGTTTCCATAGCAATCGTTCCAGTGATGGCAAGAAGTGGGGCAAGTATCACGCTCAGTTAGCGTGAGAGAAAAGATAGGGGCACCAGCCCACGCAGTTTTTTTGATGCGACGGCCTAGTTTTTTATTGTTGCCACCCGACTTTAGCATCATAACATGATTGTCGGGGACAGGCTTGATCGACTTCTGGTAGCGAGTGGAGGTCATCATAGGCGGATATTGTACCATGGTATGGGGTCCGCGTCAAGGGAAAGTGCAGAAAATCTTCTGTCCTAAGTCCTTGTCAGCACACGACTTAGAGCCGTGCGCGGCGGCCGCGCCTGCCGTTTTGGCAGAATGGTGGAGGCGGTGGGAATCGAACCCACTTCCAGAAGGTGCGCGTTGCGCCTTACAATCTGTCGAAACCAGATCGCCCCCGTAGGGTGGGGAGAGGCCGAAGCCCCTCCCCGATCACTCAGCCCTCAGAGCGAGCAGCGACATACTTGATGCGCTGGTCCGTGGACTTGTGGGCAGCCTTGTGCCCAATGTGACGCCCGTAGGAAGTACGGGGCAGCAGGCGACGAAGGCTCTTGTAAGCCTCCAGCGCGTTATCGACATCCTCGTTCGAGGCGTCAGCAGAGGCGTACAGGTCAGCGAAGATCTCGCCAGCCTGAATCGAAAGCCCTTGGATCTTAGAGTGGAGAGTGTTCGTCTCGAAGTTGCTCATGCGTGTATTATACCTCAGTCTGGGGTTGGAGTCAAGAGAAAAGATCAGAAACTGTAGCCGCCATCGTCGGCAGGACCATAGGCAGACTCCCACGCAGCAGCATCGTAGCTGTAATCGTAGTCGTCGGGGTGGGACATGTAGGCTTCGTCACGCCAGTCTTCCCACTCCTGCTCCACGGGCTCCTCCCACGCGGGGTCGAAGTTGTCGGGGAGGTCGGAGGTGCAGTCGAAGTTAGTGTCGTTGCTGTTCATGCCCCTATTATACCCGATCCTGCGCCTAGGTCGAGAACTACTTTCAAGAAATCTGCGTGCGTAAGTCCTTGGGGGAACACGGGTTACAGCCGCAGGCGGCGGCCCCGCCTGCCATTATGGCAGAACTTCCTCGTCGCAGAGCCAAATATCTGCATCATGATCAGAATACCAGATCAGGGGCAGCTTACCAGTGAGGTTATTGGGAGTCCAAGAGTAATAACTCTCCTCCATGTATTTCATGGCAGCCTCTTCGGCACCTTCCCTGGTGGCAAAGATGCCCATAAGAGTATCGCCTTCGTATCGCACCTTCATGGTGAGAGTGTACACTTTATCCATTCAGAGAGCCCCCAGTTCGGTGAGTTGAGCCTTGCGATGTGCAGCCCATTCGTGCATGTCCATGTCCTGTTCCCACTCCCATTCGTCGATAGCTTCCTGGGCAGTATATCCATCCTCAAAGAAGAGATCGATGCGATCCTTCGGAATGGAAAGGTGCGAGAGTTCGTTGCAGAAGTTGATGTAGTCTTGGCACATATCTAGAATCTCCTGTTCAGTTACCCATAGAGTGCTTCTGGGAGGCGTAGCTGTCCCACTCATCCGCTTGGGCCTGAGCGCAATCCTCACACATGAGGACATTGCCCCACCCGTGGTTTCCGAGGGCGTGGTAGGGGTAGGGGTTGTGGCACAGGTCACAGGCGATGATGATCTCGTCTTGCATGAACTCATTATACTCTATTATCGACCAAGGTCAATACCCAACCTGAGGAAATCCAAGAAAAGCTGCTGTCGTAAGTGCCTGGGAATACACGACTTAGAGCCGCTGGCGGCGGCCCCCCCAAAATTTGTCAAGGGAAAAATAAAAAAACCCCCGAGGGATGCACCCCCCGAGGGCTGCCCATTTCCCGATGGGCCACTCGCTTTCTTTAGACTCGGTTGGCGATCAACCTCCCGAGCGCCTCGTCAGGCAGAAGTTACCATCGGAGGGAGGCCGAAGACCCCCGTGCGGTTCCACACGCGAACGGCGTGGTCACGGGTGACGCCAGAGTTGATGAACTCACCAGTGCGCTGGTTGACGATGCTGTAGGACTTGACGCCCGAACGCTTCGTGCGAACCATGCAGTAGTTGGAGTTGCAGTACCCAGGGACGGGCTCGAAGGTAGGAGTGAAACCGTAGTAGCGAGAGTTGATGTTCTTCATGTGTGCTATTATACCGTGGTTGGGGTTCAGAGTCAAGCGGAAAGCTGGGAAATCTTGGTGCGAATCTCGGCGTCGATGGTCTGGATCGTGTTCTGCGAGCACTCAAGGACAACCTCAGCATCGACCATCTCGCACTTGATCTTCTCGATCCAAGCCTCATGCTTGGCGATGCGAGCCTGACCCGACTGGGGACCGTTGCCCAGGACGCGCTTGGCATCACGAACGGCCTTCTGGTACTTGGCTCGCTCATCATTCAGCGCCTTGACCTCAGGGTCGCTCTGAGCAACCTCCTTGGCCTGCTTGAGACGAAGACGCTCCAGCTTGGCCTCAGTCTCCGCGATGATCTGCTCAGGGGTGCGCTGAGTGCGCTTGTCGTTATCGTTCTTCATGGGTGTATTATACCACACTCTGGGTCTAGGTCAAGGGGGCAGATAAAAAAAGTGGGGCGCGTAAACCCTTGCCAGCACACGGGTTACGGCCGCTGGCGGCGGCCCCCTGCCGATATGGCAGGCTACACCCAGGCAGCCCAGCCATCCCCGAACTCACAATCGGGGTCATCCTCACCTGCATCGAACAGGTCATCCTGGCACACTTGGCAGAGCCCGCTAATAGCGTACTCCCTGCTGCTGCACTCGTCCTTGAACTCCACAGCAGGGCCATCACAACGGATGCAAGAGTTGCCCTGGATGGTGGCAGCGCGAGGCTTGCCTGCGAGGTTAGAGAGGTGCGCCTCTAGGGCGTCAGACTTGTGGGTGGGTTTCATCGCCAGATCTCCCAATCGATGTAGTTGCAGAGGGTGTCGATCTCTTCCGCCTCTTGGGCGTCCATCATCTCTTCGTACTCGTCAAGATCCATCACAGCACCTTCTCGATAGCGATACCCAGGAGGATAACAGCAGGGTAGACCAGCCCGAAGCCGATCACGCGAAGGCGAGCAGCCTTCTCTTCCTCGATCATCTGTCGTTTCATACCCCTATTATAACCCGTGGTGCGCCTGCTGTCAACCCTTTTTCGAGAACTTTTTGGTGTAGTGGGTCACATTGGAGATCCAATGCCGATTGAGCCCCGTGGGGTCATTCTCTGCACCCACGGGGCAGTAACGCTTGCCCAGGAAGGTGATGAACTCACCCTTGCTGCCTGCCTTGACCCAGCGATCATAGTTCTTCTGGACGGTGGCAGCACACCACCCAGCCTGTGAGCGATAGGTGGGCTTGACCCGCTTGTGCAGGATGCCGTATTCCTTGCCCTTGCCACCATTCTCGGAGTAGCGGATGGCAGCCACGATGGGGGCGAGCTTGGCCCTGCACTCAGGACGGATGTTGACCTCGATTGCATCTTGGTACTGTGCAGCCTTGGCCTTGCCATCCTTGGCCTCGATGGCAGAGCGACCATCGGCCAGGACAGGGGAGCAGAGAGCGAGGAGGATCAGAAGTGCCTTCATACCTATATTATCGTCAATCCAGCCCCAGAACTCAAGGGAAAAAGCCAAAAAACACTTCGCGTTGATGGGACTCCAGAACGCGCATTCCGGGGCCATAGATCCTGGGACTCCTATAATTATCAGGGACTCCTACAAAAAATAAAAAATCAGACCTAGTTCAGAACTATATAAGAATAGACCCAGGAATACACACATGTCTAATAATATAGAAGAACAAGTTTTACAGTCCATCATTCAGACCTACTCAACACTTGGTTACATTTTATTTGAGGAGGATTTAACTTCTGCAAGAGCCCGTAAGGCCGCGAGCAAGGCCGCTGTTTACATGGATACTGACCATGAGCGGAATGTGAAAGGAGAGATGGCAAAAGAGTATATAAGAACTGGTAAGAAAGCTAGTCGTGCAAAAGCGCAAGAAAGAGCTATTGATAAAGACAAGTCTGGCAATGCCCCAGCTTCAGCTAAGAGGGCTGTCGCAGCAAACAAAGCAGCAAGAAAAATGTTTAAAGGTATGAAGACTGGCGATGCAGCCCGTGAGCCTGGATTTGGAGTTAGAAGACAACAAGGTGATGTCAAGAAAACCATTCAAGCAGTTAAAGGCGCATCGTCTAACCCTTTAGAGAAGGCCAATAGAACAGTTCAGAGAGTTATAGATCGTGAGACCCGTGCTACAAGAGTAGGTGCTGGTCCAAAGAAAGGTGAAAGCACTGCTGATAATATAGCGCGTGGACGCGCAATGCGCAGAAAAGTAAAGAAAGAAACACCTAAAGGAGGTCAGTGATGAAAAATCCAGAAGGTGACGATCCAAAAAAGATTGCTGCTCGTAAAGCAGCGGTTGCGAGAATAGCCGTTAGGAGGCATGAGCCAACTCAGACTCGTAGTAAGAAAGAGCTAAAAGATCGTGCTAGAAAGGCTGAGTTGGACTACGCGAGTATGCGTGAGTCTGTTGAGACTAGTGTGATTAATACTTACCTTACCTTTGCTGATGCTATTCTTGAGGGTATGAGATGAGAGAACTCATTGAGAACAGCATTATTAGTTGCTATCTAAAAATCGCGGACGCTATCGCGGAAGGCAGTAGTAGTGGAGCTAAAATGAACAGGGCCTTTAAGTCTATTATGAAAAAGGGTAAGAAGGCTGTAGCGTCTGCAAGAACTTCTAGAGATGCGGATAGGATCAAAGACAAGGTTGCTGATAAGTTAGCGCCCGTTGTTGCTAGAGGGGCGGCTAAACAACAAGATAGTGAGGGTCGTGCAAGTAGTAAAATGCAAGCCCTAAAGATGGCAGATGATGAAGGACAGGATCTTAAACAGGTCGCTGCTGAAATTCCTTCGGGCGGTAATGATGCTACACAAAGGGCTGGTCGCCAGCTTAACATGGTTAGAAAGGGTCAGGCTGGGGCTCGTAGAGTAGGTAGAGCTATTAACCGTGCTCAGAATGAGCCTACAAATATTCATAGAGAGGTCGCTATGGATAAAGAGCATTCTACTGAGAAAAAGAGACGCGAACGCGCAGCCTCTGAAAGATCCGAAAGAAATAAAAGAAGAGCCAGCAGAAACTGAGGGTATATACCATGGAGGCTAGACCATGCCAATACCCCATGATGATAAAGAAGTTATTGATGTTCACTCCGCTGTCCGACTTAGAGAGGCAGAGGGCAAAATTGAGATCCAGCGTTATGAGCTTGAGACAGCGGCCAAGTTCAGAGAGCTTGAGATTACTGAGGATGCTAAAGAGGTGGCGTCCAAGCATCTCGCTAAGTTTGCTGGATTGTATCTTACTTTCCTCGTTGCTCTCTTTATTTTCTCTATCAAGTTTGTTCCTTCTGAGAGCATTGCAGTAGTAGCAGGACTTATTACCCTCGTAGTAACTAACCTTAGCACCATCCTTAAGCACATTGTCGAAAATGGCAAGAAAGAAGAAAAGAAAAAGAAGGATGAGAAGGTAGATACTAAAGAGGATAAGTAATATGCCTAATTTTGGACAAAACCCTCCTGACTTTACAGCTAGTGGTTATAGTACATTGGAGACTTTTGATGGTCCTCAAGATATTAATTCAGTTTGCGTGGAGCTAAGAGTTGCAAATGAAAAAGTAATTAAACAAGGTGATCTACGAGGAACTAGATGTTGGACTGTTTCAAGATACGAAAATCAAGCCGCAACAATAGTTTCACACAGCATGGCGAGTTGTGAGCAGCTACCACCTCCTGGGTGTGGAGCGCCTAGGATCGAGCAGGAGTATTATATCTTAAATAGCAATGCGAATGACGATAAAACACAACTCCCTGGATTTGGTAGCTGGGCTGATGAGATATGCAGAAACTTAAACCCCCCTGCTAATTGTGATGACTGCGGTATGTTTGGTAATCCTCCCTTCTTTGGTGTCACGACAAAAACTATTACTTACACTTACTATTGTTATAAGAACTATGCCGAAGCTAGAGAAGCTGTAGAACAATTTAACAGTGCCGACAAAGGTTTAGATGCCAACGGAAACTCACTAGTTGGACCATCTAACTGTGAGATTAGAAATATGTTAGGTCAATTAACAAAATGTATTTGTAAGATACATAACGATCCTAACCTGAGCATTGTTGAAAAGGAAGTTAAACTGTTACTATTGTTAGACGCAATAGATCGCTGTGCTAGAGCAGCACTGCTGGTTCCCCCTAATGCCCTTGGAGATCTCGCTGGACAGGACCCTCAAGAGATAGCATACATGCGCTGCTTAATCGCCAACTTTAAAGGAGACTGCTAATGCCTGAATTTGGAAATACCCCTGGAAGGGATCGTTGTTTACAAACACTAACTTATGAATTAACATTAACGAAGGCTGATGATATCGCTGGTGATTTTCCTATTCCCATGTATAAAATTACTGGTAGTCTAAACGAAACAAGAAAGTGTCGAAGTAAAACTTATGTAGATCAGGTTTTGCAAGCAGGAGGTGGTATTAAAATATCCAACACTCAGTTCCCCCCAGGACATCCACTTGGCCCCACATGTGCCCCTCCCCCAGGTGCTACTGCTCTTTTTCAGGTTTGCCCTGAAAAAGATAAGCTAAAAGAAAGTTCACAGGGAATAACAAATGCGGTTCTTAACATTCTAAAAGAAAACATCAACTGTGATACAGTAACTCCTGGGTGCTTACACAACCTTTTAATTGATGGTGAGTGTCGTTATGATTTAGGACCTTGTGGGGGAATATTTGGTTTTGAGCAAGGAAGTATAGATGGCCCAGGTGAGTGTGATTTTGTTGGACCATTTGATATGAAGCAGGAGGGATTTCCTGGGTTAGATTTTACTCCAGGGACGGATGTTCCTTTTGGACTAATACCTCAAAATCTATGTGACTATTCTGACTACAATACTAATTGTAATCTTTTTAATTTTATCGCTGAAGAACTGGCGAAAGTTAGACCACGCGGAAAATACGCGGATTTGATTATTTCAATAGTGGAAGCTTATATCAATTCACAAACTGGTGGACTACTGACTGAAGTTCAAGGCTTTCTTCAAATGATGAATAAAGTTAAACTTGCTTTTGATTTTTGGCAAGCTAGTCAAGGTAATCTACCTCTCCCCCAGCTACAACAAGCATTTGGTGAAGTGGCCCGAGACTACAACCAAGCTATCGAGTTAGCTTATATAAAATACCTAAACTGCTTAAGGTCTGAACTTTCTGTCTGATGAATAAAAAGAACAAAAAGTTTCGTAATAAGGACCCTAGATATTTTGAGAAGCTTTCTGAGTCTAAAAAGAAACTAAAATACTTCTTCTTGAAAGAATCGAAAGCAAAACTAGGAAAGGATTTTAAACATGAAAATACTCAAAGGAATCGCCCGCGTTAAGGCTGAGAGAAGATTAGCCAAGCTACCACCCAACTCAGGTCATGCAAGACGCCTGAGAGCCATGCTAGGCCCTATAGAGCCCGTTGCTCCTGTAGTTGAAGAAGTACCCGTAGCTCCTAAAAAGGCTCCTGCAAAGCGTAAGAAGGCCACTACAAAGAAATCGGGAACTGATTCTGTTTGATGAATGCCTCTCGGTTGATGTGCCAAGAGGTTCTTCCCACTAATTCGCCCCTAGAGGCGTGTAAAATGTTCATATGGAAGGCTCGATTTGTGTATCCTGCCTTGTGAGCAGTGGTTGTGTAGTGAATATCGTAAAAGTCCCAGTCACCTAGCAGGTAATCTGGCTTTTCTAAGCTTATTTCTTCGGCAATATAGGCTTTACATGCTAAAAATAGACCATCTAGGGCCACAACAGGCCCTTCTGGGCCATAAGGAGTGTCATACTCCTGCCGCATTTCGTTAAGATGCTTGACAAACCCTCTATGACGCCCCATTTTCCACTGATTTTGGTCCCACCACACCGCATTTTCGGTTAAAACCGTAGTTCCTGCGGGTCCAATGAAGCCTGTGTTCTCCATTGAGCAGTTTTTTGTGACTTTATCAACAAAATCCTCTGGAGTTTCCCTTATTACGATGTCATCATGACAGAAAATCATGATATCGTCCTTATCTGGGTTAGCTGCATTGTATCCTGCTTGATACGCCTTAAAAATAGACGATTGATTTGCTAACAAGTAGACTTTAATATTACAGGAAGCGTAAAACTTGACTAGATCATCAGTGATCTTAGGCACTCGTTGACTTGATCTAGTACATATTACAGCATGTATATCCATATATTATTATATGCAAGGTGAGTTAAGTGTCTTCAGAAAAATCGAAATTATTAGATGAGTTCAAGAAGTGTTCAGAGAATCCTGAGCATTTCATATCAACATATATCAAGGTTACACACCCAGTAAGGGGTCTGGTTCCCTTTAAGCTGTATCCTTTCCAAAATACCATTCTTAGATGTCTTGAAGAAAACAGATTCAATATTTTGCGTAAATTTAGACAGGCAGGATGTACGACTATCGCTGCTGCTTACTCTTTATGGATGGCAATATTCCAAAAGCACAAGTCCATCGTTATCTTGTCAAAAGGCGATGCAGAATCTACTGAAGTCCTTGATCGTATAAAACTGATGTATGACGAGCTTCCTCAGTTTCTTAAGCCAGGAATCATTGAGGATAACAAGCACACTCTGAAGCTAAACACTCATTCAGTGATCAAATCTAGACCATCAGGTAAGCAGTCTGGTAGATCCCTTGCTGGTTCATTTCTAATTATTGACGAGGCTGCATTCATTGAGAATATTGATACAATCTGGGCTGCTGTTTATCCTATTATTTCTACTGGTGGTCGTGCGTTCGTTCTTTCTACTGTTAATGGTATTGGTAACTGGTATCACGATGTCTATCAAAAATCGGTAGACGGCGCAAACTCATTTCACCCTATAGACATCCGTTGGCAGGATCACCCTGAATACAGCTATAACCCTGACTACGAGCATTTGTATGAGCAGATGCGAGAGAAAGATCTAGACATTCATAAGTGGGAATCCACTACGAAAGCAAATATGCCTCTTAAGCAGTGGCTTCAAGAGTACGAATGTTCTTTCTTAGGAACTGGTGAGACCTATGTTGAGGGTGAAATATTGAAGGAGGTCGCCAGCCAGACTAGTGAGAAATACTACAGCAAGTATAACAATAAGATGCGGGTATGGCAAGAGCCTGAGCCTCATTATTCTTATTTAATTTCCTGTGACACATCTCTGGGCCGTGATCGTGATTATTCGGCTTTTCATATAATTAATATGTACAATGGTCAGCAAGTGGCCGAGTTTTATTCAAATAAAACACCAATTAATGAGTTTGCCAAGATCATAGCTGCTGAAGGTATGCTATATAACATAGCGCATGTAATATGCGAACGAAATACTATTGGTAACAACTTGATTGATTGGCTCTTCAATGTTTACGAGTACGAGAACTTGTGGACAGACTCGAAAGACGAGATTGGCTTTCAGGTCACGGCTAAAAACAGAGAGGAGCTTCTCGCTAACTTAGAAGAAGCAATTAGAACTGATTTAATTAAAATTAACTCCTCAAGAACTTGTGACGAACTGATGACCTTTATTATCTCTGACTCAGGTAAGGTCGGTGCTGAGAAAGGACATCATGATGACTTGGTAATGAGCTTGGCACTTGCAGTATATGGATTCAAGGAACTCTTTGATTCGACTCCCATGGAAACCGTAACTAAGCTAAGTAAAAATGCTGATATGCCCATGCCTAGTCGATCTCGCAAGCCTTTTATTAAGACTGCCTACGGGCAAAGCATACAGGAAGATGACACATGGCTGATAAGATAAAATTAGACGAAGGCATAGGATACACAGAGTTTGAAAACTCCCCTACACGGGGAGGTAGCTTCTATCAGCCCACTGGTCCTCTTGGTAGGTTCTTCGCTAAGTTCTTTGCTACTAAAGCTCAAAAGGAGATCGCTAAAAAGGCTGAGGATAGTATACCCACACCAGAGACTGGTGATACCATCGTCTCAACCGAGGTAATCAAGGATGTCAATGTTGATCAGGCTCCTGCTCTAGGAGGTGTTAACAGAAACCCTATGCTGCCTCAGCTAGAGTTCAACAGAAGACACCGCTACCGTGAATATGAAGAGATGGATCAGTATCCTGAGATAGGTGCTGCGTTCGATATCTATGCCGATGATTCCACTCAGAAGGATCCTCGTAATAATAAGTTTGCTGTTAAGTCTGACAGCGCATTAGTGGTAAACGAGGTTGAAGAGCTATTCGATGCTATTGACCTAGATCGCTTCATGTGGGATATCGTTAGAAACACCGTCAAGTATGGCGATTGTTTTATCGAGCTTATTCTGGATGTGAACAGGCCATCAGAGGGTCTCAAGAAAATGAAGATCCTGAATCCTAACTGGATTCTAAGAGTAGAGAATGAGTTTGGTCATCTTAAGAAGTTCCTTCAAGAGATTCCAAACAATGAGACCATGAACTACTCGAACTCTCCTATTGGTCAGAAGCCTGTTAAATATATTGAGCTTGATAAGAATCAGATTGTTCACTTCAGATTACACACCTCTGATCCACTGTTCTACCCTTATGGCAAATCAATAGCTGCTTTGTGTCACCGCACCTTCCGTTCGTTAAAGATGATGGAAGATGCCATGATGATCTACAGAATGTCCAGAGCGCCTGAAAGAAGAATATTCTATGTTGATACAGGCAACCTACCCACAAGTAAGGCTGAGATGTTCATGGAGCGTCTTAAAGAGAAGTTCAAAAAGGAGAAGTTCTACAATGGCGTCAAGGGCACAGTAGACGCTCGGTACAATCCCATGTCCATGGACGAGGACTTCTTTGTTCCAACTAAGAACGGTCGTGGGACCAAGATTGATACCTTGCCTGGAGCTACTAATCTGGGTGAGATCGAAGATGTTCGTTACTTTAGAGATAAGCTTCTTGCCGCGCTTAAGGTGCCAAAGGATTACCTTGTAGAGAAAGATAAGTCCCCTGAGCGTAAGGCTAACTTGTCACAACTAGATGTCAAGTTTGCGCGAACAATCCACAGAGTTCAGCAAAACATAGAGCTAGGTCTTACTGCGATTGTCAAGAGACATCTAGAACTTAAAAAATTCCCAGCCTCAGTTGTTAGAGCAGTTAAGATTACTCTTCCTGAGCCTTCTGATATGTCTGCAAAGCGCAAGCTAGATCTTGACGCTCAAAAGCTAAATGTCATTCAGCAGGCTATGGGGTTAGGATTATTTTCTAAAAAAGAAATAATGAAACAATACTACGACTTTGATAATTCTGAGGTCGATAGAATTCTAAAAGAAAAGAAAGAAGAAGAGGCAACTGAAGGAGCAGATCAACAAGCTGATCAGTCCCAAGCACCCCCTCCAGCCCCTCAGGGCCAGGAACCCGCAGAAAATACACCACCTACAGCCAACGAAAGTTTTGAGGCTAGTGTGGATAAATTAAAAGGATTAATATCTATAAGCGAAGAAGATTCTAAGGTTTTAGATAGGATAATCAAAAAACAACAAAGAAAGGCAGATACGAGCCTTAATGAGCAGCATATATAATCTATAGACGGAGCAAACAAATGTTTTCTAATATTTTTGAGGAAAGAGACAAGAAGCTAACTCACCTAATCAAGCTAGGTGATTGCCTAGGTAGATCGTTACGCGAAAATGTTTCGCTATTTTCTATTGACGGTGAGAATCAAGAAGTAACTTACATTACTGAATCGAACGCCATTATTTCTGGTAAGTATGATATCGGTAAGGATGTCACCCTATCTGAGATTGAGATTCAGGATACTTCTATCTTTGAAAATGAGGAGTCTTTCGACACCCTTGTTTCTGAGAAGATTCATGAGTTTATCGAAGGTATTCACTACTCTGAGTTAGCTCAAGCTGATAACAAGTTTGAGGATATACTATCTCTATGGGAAAACCGTCTAAAGCTGTCCAGTGTGCAGAAGCGCCTTGCTGAGAAAACTAACAAGCTTCAGGCTATTGAGCAGATCATCGAGTCTGACGAGATTCAAAATGTCATCGAGCTTCTTCCTCAAATTCAAGAGTTCCTTGAAGAGAACTACCACAGAATCTCTGAGGTGCCAGAAATCAAGAATGCCGTCAACCTCTCTAACGCGGTCTCTAAGGCGTTTAACTTCCCTCACCTGACATATGACCAACTCGCGGAGGATGGCGGCTACATCCTCAAGGATGGCGTCTCTGAGTCAATCTACGAGATGATCTGCCGACAGGAGCTAGTCAAGAAAGAGCTTCTTGAGTCTAAGAAGAACTTTGAGACTGTATGGGCTACAAACGATAATGTAAAGCATCTCGCTGGTCTCATGTTCGAGAGTGATGAGGAGATTGTTCGTGGTCTTGCTGAGGCACTAAAAGAGGTTCCTTACCTTGCAGTCGCCTCCAAGAAAACACTATTCGAGACTTTCAGCAAGTGCCTGGGTCAAACTGATGGGATCGGTGTTTCTGAGAAAGATATCGCTGAGTATGCATCTAAGATCTTCGAGGTCAAGAAAGAGGTCAAGCAGATGTTCATCGAAGGTCTTAACGAGAAGTACGGTGTTAACATTCAGAACCTTCAGGACCCTGCAAGCTTCAAGAGTCTAATCAACACTCAAGTAGTGATATTTGAGTCGCTTTCTCGCCTAGCTTCCAAAGGCAGCGTTCTTCGTCAGGTTCTTTCCGAGGCTGCTGCTTCGCTCAAAGGCAAGTCTGGCGTCGAGGCAATCGACCTTAACG